TTTTGTAGGAACACCTACAAACAAACACAAAGACATATAAAATATTTAAAGAACGTATAAGTTAGTAACATAAGAAAAACTTAATGAATGTATAATGGTTTATAAACAAACCATAAAAACTTTGCAATTAATTTATAGAGTAATTACATCTCTTAAACTATAACTAATAATACTTAGTTATTGGTTCATCAGCATACATACGTCTAAACTGAGCGTAATTGGTTTTACACCCAGCATGACCACGACAAATCTCCATCAGAGCATCAGGCGTTGCTGTAGGTAACACCTTCACCAAACGCTTACAAACTTCAGATGAAATATACTGTTGCACCCTAACATCCTCAATACCTTTCAAACTATCTTGATAAGATATAAAGCGCTCTTCCATCTTCTCTTCATCCTTAGTAGACTGATTCATAAATGATAACATACGTTTCACTACATCAGCTACTACACGAGAGCGACCATCTGGATAATGTATAATATCCATACTACAAATGTAACCATGATCATGAACTCCAACTTTCATAGTCAGTCCGAACTTGCGACTAACCTCCGACTCCCAACCTGTCACCTCAACATCACCACGAACAGCAATTAAAACATCATCGCCCATGGAAATTATAAACTCAATTTGATCAATAATCTTCTCAAGTTCCTCAGCAAGTGACAACATACTTATGTCATTGTTACGATCCAATGTATACGGAGCACCAGAAGCATTTTGATCACGCAACCACAACTTTACACCAGCTTTCATAGCTGCAACGGACCGTACGTTTGAATGATCTCGTATAAATGCAATATACTCCGGCAAAATACCATACGCCGCACACTTACGCAAATAAAACTCTGCCAAACGATCACCCTGACTCTTATCAAACATCTCGTAATCAATCTCCACGTACTTTCGTGAACCTCTTGAATTAGGACGCCAATCAAACTTGTTCAAAAACTTGGTAACATCATCAGGTGACTTGCGTTGCATTATAAGTATGTTATCTTTCAACAACTCAGCTTCGCGGGACACCTTTTGCTGTATTAACGGAGTGCCAATGGCAACAAACTTACCCGTAGGATCAAACTGTATGGACTGCGACAACTTCACAGACGTCTCGTAGCTAGCAGTCATATCCGGCTTCGTCTTTGCCTTTAACGCCAAGTGATTCTTACTAGCGCCGTGCAATAACATCTCAAAGGAGAAATCATCATCACCTTGTACACGACCTCTCTGACGTTCAGTAAGCTTAGCAACCCACTCATCTACAAACGACTGTTCAGGTCCAATGTACGGCAAAGTCTTGAGTATTTCACCTGCAC